GTGCGTAATGAATTAAGTTCAAAACATAAACTGACAGATGATGTTATTGCCATGGTAGTCAACCAAAAGTTGACAACCAAAGAAGTGCATGAGGTATGCTTTGCTGTAATGTACCACACGCTTCTAAGCAAGGACAATATTAAAATCATGAAGGAACAGATGGGCATAGACATATTCAGCTTAAAGGGTCTCGACCTGATAGACTTTGTGCATGCTATGAATAAATCATTTATGATTATAAGCGAGGACGCAAGCAATGAACTTAATGACACCAAGCCTACTAAGTAAGATTGAACAGTGGATAGCAGAAGGCAAGTACTATAGATGCTATCAATTAAAGGAATGGCGAGGGGCTAATGGTATAAGGGCAGCTGCAAAGGCAAGGGATAAATACTGTGTAGACTGTGCTAAGATAGGTAAACTGTCACCGATAGAAGAAGTACATCACGAGATAGAATTAAAGACTGACCCTAGTAAGTTCTTATGTTTAAACAATGTGGCTTGCCTATGCCAGGCTTGTCACAATAAAAGACATGAGAGGTTTGAGGGTAACAAGAAGAAAAGTTTTACAACAGAAGAACGTTGGTAATCAAATGTTAAAGCTTGATGGGTCCCCCGGGTCGAATCATTTCATTTCTTTGGGAGAGGGGTAGCAACGCGGAGTGGGGCTCGGAGAATATACTTACTAAAATTTATCATGCACGCACGCACGAGGAAAGGGGGTTATAGCATGGAAGAAGTTTTCAAACTAAACAAGAGTCAGAAAATCAAGTCTAATAAAATTCATAAGGCAATAATTGACCAAATGAAAGAAAATGGGACTCACAAAGAGCCATACATTGATATTGCCGAACGATATATGGCAATGTGGGAAGTTACCATGATGCTTGAGGAAGATATTCGAGATCGTGGAGTTCAGATTATGACAGAAAAAGGACTAAAGAAAAATGATTCAGTAGCTATGTTAACTAATCTTAATAAGCAGATGTTAATATGCCTTGAAAAGCTAGGCCTGTCTACCTCAACGGTTAAGCATGAGCTTGGCGGTGATATCTAGTGAAATATAACACTGGATGTAAGTATTTTGATAAGTGGTTTGAACTGTGTGACAAACAGCCGACTAGCATATGGAATTTACATTTAAGGGCCTTAATTCTCAAGAAAATAGAGAAGCAGCATATATATGTTGATGTCAAGAAGGTCGATAAATTAATAAAAACTATTGAAAAATATAGACCCTACAAGCTGGCACCAGTGCAGAAGTTCTTACACTGCATTCCCTACACTTACCTAGCACCAGGCATAAAAGCATGGAACGAAATCCTCATTGAAAGTGGTAGAGGGTTTGGTAAAAATGCCTATGTAAGTGATTACATCTTAGGGGCAACTAGCAATGTAAATGGGATAAAAGGCTACAATGTGGATATAGTTGCCACGTCAGAAGACCAGGCTAAAACATCATTTACAGATGTGTATAATGCCATAGGAGATAACACAGATTTACAAAGAGCATATAAAAGGACCCTGGTGGAAATTGAATTCGTTAGAACCAATTCAAAGGTAAAATATTATACCTCTAATGCCAAGACTAAAGACGGACTTAGACCTGGAGCGGTGGTATTCGATGAAATTCACGCTTATGAAGACTATGATAACATCAAGGTGTTTAGATCTGCACTGGGTAAAGTTCCTGAACCACTAACTATATATATAACTACTAATGGATATGTTAGGGGTGGGGTATTAGATGACTTGGTAACAGAAGGAAAGGAATGTCTACTTGAACAAGACTTAGAATCCAAACTATTTCCTTTTATTGCAGTCATTGACAAATACGAAGAATGGGACGATCCTAGCCTGTGGGTCAAGGCAAATCCAATGATTCCTTACTTGCCTATCCTAGAGCAAGAATATAAGGATGCATTCAGGAATGCTAAGAAAAGACCACATATGAAAGTTGAATTTATAACCAAGCGTTTAAATTTCACTATGGAAGATACAGATACTGCAGTTGCTTCTTGGGAAGATATCCTAGCAACCAATCAAGAGGTAAACTGGAAGGACTTCATGGGGTGTTCATGTGTTGGTGGTGTCGACTATGCCAGTTCGAGGGACTTTATAGGTGTTGGGCTATTATTCAAGAAGATAGTCAATGACAATACTAAGTACTATTTCAAGCATCATACATTCATTGTCGAAGAGAGTCTAAAGCTAGTAAAATTTAAGGTGGATTTAGATAGGGCCATTAGTGAGGGACTAGTTACCATTGTTCCGGGAAAAACAATGGACCCTAGATATTTGACAAGTTGGTTCTTGAATGAAGTAAAAGAGAATAGGTATATCATTGAAGCGATAGCAACAGATGATTATAGATATGAACTAATTAAGGACGATTTCAACGAGGTAGGGCTGCCACTTACCACAGTTAGAAGTGGTCCTATTTCTCATGGGAAAATTGCACCAATAATTGAAAAGTTATTTGCTGATAACAACCTTGTATTTGGTGATGATATGATGATGAGATGGTATACAAACAACGTTAAGGTGGTTACTGATGGTAAGGGAAATAAGACTTATCAAAAGCAGGATCCTGAAAGACGAAAGACAGATGGATTTATGGCATTTATTCACGCGATGTTAAAACGTGACTCTATAAGGATAGCCACAATGTCTAATATAAACAAGGGATTTAAAACGTACACATATTAACAAGAAAGGGGGTGGAGAGATGGGAGTATTTAACAAAATGATGGAAGTACTAACTGGGAGTAACAAGCAGAGACTTGACATGCTACCAGTGGGAGATTTTATGCTTGATGGGATAACCATTCCATTGGCATCAGAACAAGTGTATCTTGAATATGCAATAAGTATGTGTATTAATAAGATAGCCAACGCATTAAGTCAATGTACAATCGAAACATACGAAAAGGGAAAAATCAAAAAAGGCGAAGTATGGTATCAATTCAATGTTGAGCCTAACATAAATCAAAATATAACTGATTTTTGGAATAAGCTAGTGCTTGAAATGGTGGTTAATCCTAATGGGGCATTAATAGTTCAGTCCTATGAAGGCTACTGGCTAATAGCAGATAGTTACACCGTTATGGAAAGAGCAGTCAAGGACAATGTCTATAAGGATGTAAGAATTGGGGACTTTATATTCAATAGGGAATTCAAGGAAAGTGATGTCTTGCACTTAAAGTTGTCAAACAAAAATGTAAAGCAACTTGTCACAAGTGTTTATACAATGTTTGGAAAAGTCCTAACAAGTGCAGTTAAGAATTACAATAGGAAGAACTCAAGGAAGGTATTAGTTAAAATTGATACCATGTTTGAAACATTTAAGAACACTGTGGATCCTGAAACAGGTCAGACTGAATATGATTTAAGGCTAGACGATTTATTCAAAAATAGGTTAGTAGGATATTTTTCTGAATCTGATTCTGCGACACCAATTGAAAAGGGCCTAGAAATTGAAGACAAGACATCAGAGTTCAATGGGTCTGGGTCTAAATATAGAGAAACAGATGATATCCGAGGTGCATTTGACGATATTGTAAATATGGTGGCTGATATATTCAATATCCCTAGAGGACTTTTAAAGGGCGATACTGCAGATGTGGAAGCTATGACGGATAACTTTATTTCATTCTGCATAAATCCTATTGCAGGTCAGTTGGAAGATGAAATCAACAGAAAACTATATGGAAAGAAATCATACTTAGAAGGGACTAAGATGATAATCAAGACATCTTCAATTAAATCTTATGACCTAACTAAGATAGCTGCAAGCGTAGAGGCCCTATATAGAATAAGGACCTTAAACACTAATGAAGTAAGAAGGCTATTGAAATATGAAGAGATAGGAGAAGATTGGGCCAATGAATATATGGAGACAAAGAACTATCAACCAGTTAATCAGAAAGGGGGTGAGATAGATGGAGAATAAGGTAATTAAAGCAAGATGTGAGTTGGTCGACAATAACGGACTAAAGGAGTTAGTATTGTATGGGCCGGTGGTAAATGGTAAGGCATGGTTTCTTGACTCAGATGAGTATATTTGCCCTCAAAATGTAATGGCAGCATTAAAGGAAGCTGATGGTGAAGATATCCTTGTTAGGATAAACACAAATGGCGGGGATGTGTTTGCAGGAATAAGCATTTACAATATTCTAAAAGACTACAAAGGCAAGGTCACAGTCAAAGTAGATGGTATGGCTGCGAGTGCAGGTTCAGTGATAGCCATGGCAGGTGATAAGATATTAATGGGTGTTGGGACAATGCTAATGATTCATAATGCATGGACTTTTGCATCAGGGAATGCAGACGAGTTAAGGAAGGTTGCAGATGACCTAGATAAGATATCAGATAGCATATCTAATATTTACATGACAAGATTTTCAGGGACAATCGAAGAACTAAAAGCACTACTTAACGCTGAAAGCTATTTGACTGCAGAAGAGGCAATAGCCCTTGGCTTGGCTGATGAAGAAATCGAGGAAGAACCGACAGAACCAAAGGAACCGGAAGAAGACCCTGAAGAAATCAAAAACTCAATAATTGGCAAGTACATTGCCATGCGAAAAGAATCCGACAAAGCACAAAGTAAGGGTTCTTTTTATATGAATAAATTTAGATAAGAAAGAGAGGACATTATAATATGGCTTTACTAAACAAAGATAACGAAACGAATATACAGGCGCTAGCACTAGATCTAGCTAGGGCAGAAAATGAAGAGGCATTTGCAAAGGCGCAGGTTGCCCTTGCCGCACAGATTGAACAGGATATAATAGCGCAGGCAAAGCAGGCGGCAACAGATGATTTATCAGATTCAAGAGTTCTTGAGTCAAGAGGACTAAGAGCCTTGACAAGTCACGAAAAGAAATACTATGCACAGGTCCTATCTACTGGTGGATTTAGGGGGATAGAAGAATTAATGCCTATCACAATAATAGATAGAATATTCAAGGATATTGAGGCAGAACATCCACTTCTACAGAAGATTCAGTTTGTAAACACTACTGGAATAACTAAGTGGCTTGCTAGAAAGTCAGATGCAGAAGGTGCTGTTTGGGGTAAGCTTGGAACTGAAATCAAGAAGAAGCTAGATAACTCATTCACTGTAGTAAATACTACTCTTAATAAGCTAACTGCATTTATCCCAGTATCTAAAGATATATTAGTTCTTGGTGATTTGTGGATAGATAAATTTGTTAGAGTACTACTAGCTGAATCAATAGCTATAGGTCTAGAAAAGGCAATAATTGAAGGTAACGGAGTAGATTGCCCAGTTGGTATGCTAAAGGATATTACTCAGGCGAAGTCAGCTACTACTGGTTATCCTGATAAGGCAGCAGTCGCACTTAACGACTTAAAGCCAGGCACACTTGGTAAGAATGTAATGAAACCACTTGTTGACAAGAAGGTAAAGACTGTTAACAATGTATTGTTGATTTGCAATCCTGGTGACTATTGGGAAAAAATATTCCCACAGACTACAGTGTTAAGTGCTGCAGGTCAGTATGTGTTCAATGTACTGCCAATAAACGCAGAAGTATGCCAGTCAGCATTTGTTCCTGAAGGCAAGCTTATAGCGTGTATTCCTGATGATTACTTCCTTGGCATAGGATTTAATGGTCCTGTAGTATATTCAGATGAATATCAGTTCTTGGAAGATGAAAGAGTATATGCACAGAAGCTATTAGGACATGGTCAACCAATTGAACCTAAGTCATTCTTAGTATTCAATATTGCTGCAATGGCTATTCCAAGCGTATAAGATTTTGTAAGTATGACGGCCGGTGTTAATCACTGGCCTTTATAAGTAAAGGGGGACAGATTATGGCATCAAAAAAGGTTAAGGCATCAGAAGAGGTTAAGGCAAGAGTCTTATTTGATTTTGAGGACTTACAAGATAATGTAATAAGATATAGTGGAGATATATTTTCAGTAACAAGGACTAGGTTTGATGAAATAAACAAAAAGACCAGGGAAATGTTTAACACAGACTATGTGGAAGAAGTGCTTGAAGAGAAGTAGGTGATAGCATGACGCTGCTGGAAGAAGTGAAAGCAAGGCTTGATGTTACTTGGGAATATGACGATCCTAAAATTAATACAATGATTTTGGAAGGTCAAGACTTCATCAAATCAAGGGTTGGCAAGACTAACTTTGATACTGAGATATCAGCAAGAAAGTTATTAAAAGAATATTGCTTTTATGCCTGGAATGGAGCTAGTTATTCATTTGAGGACGACTTTAAGAGCGATATTTTAAATCTGCAGATTAAGCACAGTTTGGGGGACTAACAAATGAAACCTAACAAGAAAACATCTGAAGAATTAAATAGTGGACTACTTGAATATGGAGTCAAGAAAACAGTCAGAGACGAGAAGAAGGCAGTCATAGGCAATAGGTTTGTAAGGTTGGGTTTTTTGAAATACAAGACAAAATATTTCAAGCATGAAGACTTTACAAATTACTTTGGACTTGAAACAAGGGTAGACCTTAAAATCAAAGTCTACAAGGTCAAGGACTTAGAAATGACCCAGCTGATAAGAATTGACAATGCCTACTTCGATATCGTTAAAATGGATGACGATCTAACAGGTCGATTTACATATTTATATTTACAGAAAAGAGGTGGTCTAGATGATTAAAAATCTACAGGGGCTACTTGACCAATTAGAGGCAATAGCACCAGTGTTTGCCACCGACATAAGAAAAGACGAGGTCAAGGAAAATAAATCATTCTTTATTTATGATGATGATGGCGATATCAAAAAGCCTGACACGTCAACAAATCAATATCAGCAAGAATTTTATTTATATTTTGTGACTAGGGAAAAAATGGCCCTGGATAAATTCAAAATAATAGAAATGTGTGACGATCACAGACTATTATTTAATTCTTGCGAAACACAGGTCGGGAAGATAGAAGGCTTAGATGTAGAGGCTAGCATGACTACTTTTACATTTATTCACATACACAGGATGTGTAGAGGGTAGCCTATGAGCAGGATATCCTTCATATTAAAGCCTGAACAAAGTGAGAAGATAGCCGAGGGTCTAAAAAAGACAAGTTCAACTCTTGAAAGCAAGCTAAATGAATATTTGCACACAAAAGGCGGCCAACATGCCATTCAGGGAATAATAGGATTTATGCCTAAGTCTGATAGGAAAAAGGCGCATGCCAAAGAAAGAAGTTCGCTAAAGAGTAGGAATTTTAATTTAGGATTTGAAATATCACCTAAAAGCCCTTACAAATATCTAGTATTCCCTGACCAAGGAATAGGGAAAAATAACCCAGTCGCCCAGGAGTTCTTTCAAAAAGGATTGGGAAGCAAAGAGGATAAGATATTTAATGATGTAATTAAAATCATTGATGAAAATATTAGTATTTAGATAGGAGAAGATAAGATGGGAGCAACGCAGAGAGATAGCCAGTTTTCATATTTTAAAGTTACAAATGCCCACATATTATTTGAGGGTGAAGCTGCATCAAAGAAGTTAGGCTGCACTGGTGAGTTAGAAGTCGAATCCGAAATCAAAACAATTGTTAAGAAGTGCGAGGGAGTCGACAAGGAAAAGAGGGCCAAGGTGGTTGGTCAGAAGCTAAAGTTTGTAGGTCACATTGAAAGAGATGTCCTAAATAAAATATTTGGTATAGATACAACAGGATTTAAGCCAGGAGTATATACATATGGTGACAGTTCACTTGGTAAAGTAGGGTGCTTGACATTTTCAGCATACGACCTAATGGAAACAGATGAAGAGCTTCTTGCTTGGCCAAAGGCTGCAGTTACATCAGGACTAACACTGTCTATCAAGAATGGTGAGGAAGAAGTGGCAGAGATAGAACTTGAATTCTCAATAACTGCTGATGAAATGGGCAAGTTTATGTACAGAGGCTTCAGGTCTGAACTGGGCCAGTTGGCTGATACATGGCATTCAAAGTTTGACGCAAGCAAGCTAAAGGCATAAACGAATTAAAATATTAAAAAGGGGGTCAATATGGCACTTACATCAATCAAATTAACTGAGGGTGGAGAATTTAAAATAAATACACACCTAACACTTGGAGCATTAAGGGATGCACAGATAAAGGGTCTACTTAATAAGGACTTTATATCAGGTATAATCAAGACAAGCATGGGAAATGAAATAGGATTTGATTCATTACCAATGGATGATATCCTTCTTATGGATCTTGCTTATATTTGCTACACGATGGAAAATAAAAACCCACTAAGCATTGATGAATTCTTAGAAGTGGCAGACCTTAATTTCCAAGATTTAACTGAGATATACACAGAAGTGTTAACAAATTTAATAACAAAACCAGGGAAGATGCCTGGTGATTTTAAAAAGGCCACACCAAAGCAAGCTTCAAATGGCAAGAAAAAAAAACGCCAACGCTAGATCCTAGCAATGTTGAGGAGTTCTTCTCATTATTTGCCTTTTATTTTGGTTTAGGTCAGGATATATGGGAAATCCCTATATCCATGTTAATGTCAATAGCAGTGAATAAAATTGCCATAGACAATTACTTAAACAGCAGCATAGATTAGCCCCATATTTTTGGGGCTTTTTTTATTGAAAAAATTTTAGAGAAAGGGGGAATAACATGGCTAAAAAAACAAGCAGAGAGGTCAATATAGAATATAAGTTGATTAATAGTCAGTTCAACGCTTCTATTAAGGGCATTCAAAGTGAAATTACAAGCCTTACAAAGTCATTTAAGCTTCAATCAGAGCAGATGAAATTGACAGGGTCTGAGTCTGAAAAGCTAGGTGCTACCCTAGACCATTTAAAGCAGAAGCAGGCCTTACAGAAGGAAAAGACTGAGGAAATCAGGAAGGCCCTAGAAAATGCCAAGAAGACCATGGGCGAGAATTCCACAGAGGCTAAGAAGTGGGCCAGTCAGCTTATGGACTCACAAAAGGCAGAAGCTACCCTTGGTAATCAGATAAGCATAACTAATCAGAAGCTAGCCGAAGCACAGAAGGCTGAAAGTGCAGCCGCTAAAGCAAGTCAAGAACGAAAAGAAAAGCTAAGGGAACTTGCTTCTGAACAGGACAAGGTCACATCTAAGATGGACGCATTAACTGCTAAATATAATGCCCAGGTGACTGCCCTAGGGAATAATGCATCTGAATCAGACAAGCTAAAAATAAAGCAGACCTACCTAAAAGAGGCAATGGCCACTACCAAGCAAGAGGTCAAGGGACTTGAAGAAAGCTTGAAGATAGCCAAACAAGAATTTGGTGCAAACTCCGTTGAAGTAAATAAGCTTGAAAAAGAACTAGCAGAAGCCACTGCCAAGGCCAAAGAGTTTGAGAATGAGTATTCAAATGTAGGAAGCACAGCCAAGAGGGTGTCGGACAAGCTATCAAATACAGGCAAGACTATTTCAAATATAGGCGATTCATATTCTAAAAAGGTATCATTGCCACTATTGGCAGGGATAGGGGCCACTGTTAAAGTTGCTAGTGATTTAGAAACTGCATTTACAGGAGTAAGGAAGACAGTAGATGAAGTCAGGGACAAAAATGGCAAGCTAGTCATTTCTTATAAAGACCTTGAAAATGGAATAATTGAAATGTCTAAAACCATGCCGACATCTGCAGTTGAAATAGCGGGAGTAGTAGAGGCTGCCGGTCAGTTAGGTGTTAAGGCTAATGATGTCTTATCATTTTCAAAGACAATGGTGCAAATGGGTGAAGCTACAAACCTAAGTGCAACAGACGCAGCTACATCAATAGCAAGATTTACAAATATCATGGGTGGGTCACTTGGTCAGGTAGATAGACTTGGGTCATCTATAGTATACCTAGGTAATAACTACGCAACTACTGAATCCGAGATTACTGCAATGGCTATGAGGCTAGCCGGTTCAGGACATCAGATAGGATTGACGCAACAGAATGTACTTGCCTTAGCTACTGCAATGAGTTCATTGGGAATTGAAGCTGATGCAGGTGGGTCCTCAATGTCTAAGGTTATGGCCAAAATGCAAAATGCAGTAATGGGACCACAAGAAGCCTTTAAGGCATTTCAAGGTGAATTAAGTAGAGTTGGTGTAACATATCAAGATGTAAGAGCAGCTATTGAAAAGGGCGGCGAAACGCTAGAGGAGATGGCCAATAAAACAGGCTACACCAAAAGCGCATTGAAAGACATGGTCAAAGAATTTGACGAAGGACAATCTAAAATTGATCTATTCGCAAAAGTAGCAGGAATGTCATCCGAGCAGTTCGCTAAGACATTTAAAGAAAAGCCAATCGAAGCAATCAATGCATTTGTAAAAGGCTTGGGAGAAATGGGCAAGCGAGGGGAAAATGTCAATACCGTTCTAAGTGATTTGGGAATCACCGAACTAAGAGAAACTGATACGCTTAAAAGGTTGTCAGGTGGCCAAGATATACTAACAAATGCAATTAAAGATGCAAATAAGGCTTGGGATGAGAACAATGCCTTGACGAATGAAGCACAGAAAAGAAATGATACCTTCGCGGGTAAGATGGGCATGCTGAAGAATGAAATAATAGCATTTATGAATGATGCAGGAAGGCCAATAGCTGATGCACTAAAGACCATGTTTGAACACTTAAAACCAGTTTTAGAAGCAATAGGGAGACTAGCTAAGAAGTTCAACGAGGCTAGCCCTGAGACTCAGAAAATGGTAATGATGATAGGCCTGTTAGTGATTGCAATTGGCCCAGTCTTATCTATTGTCGGGCGATTAATTACTGGATTAGGTACGCTTACAGGAGCTTGGGCAACTGCATTCGGTGGAGCAAAAGCGGCCACTCCTGCGGTAAGGGGTTTGGCTATTGTCCTTAAAGGACTAAGTAAACTGGGTGGACCTATATTAACAGTATTTAAGAGTTTATTCACTGGACTAGGTGGAGTTTTTGCAAGACTACTCCCAATGGTAGCTGGAGCATTCCAGGCAATAGGTGCTTTTATAATTGCCAATCCAATAGCCCTTGCAGTTGCTGCTGCAGTTGCTGCCCTAATATTCATTTGGGTAAAGTGGGGAGATGATATTAAAGCCTTCTTTAAGAAACACTGGGAAGAAACCAAGCAGATATTTCTTGATGGTTGGAATGCTGTCACTGAAGGCATAACAAACGCTTGGAATGGCTTTATTGAAGGTGCCAAGACACTTTGGGAAAACTTCAAGTTAGTATTCAAGTTCCTATGGGACCATATCAAGGAAATATTCATGATAAGTTGGGAAGCTATCACATCACCAATAACACTTGCAATGAAATTGTTTATAGGTGTAATTAAGACCATATGGGAGCCTATGACTCAATTCTTTTCACAGACTTGGGGCAAAATAAAAGACAGTGCGACAAATACTTGGAATTCTACTACAAACTACTTACAAACTACATGGACCAATTTGAAGACTAAGGCTTCTGAAACATTTACAAATATGAAGACCTTCTTGGGTGTTACATGGGATTTTATCAAAAATACAACAAGTAGCACTTGGAGTAATATCAAAACCAACTTAGGACAGCACTGGGACAATATCAGAAGCAATGCATCTACTAAATTTGATTCGATAAGGCAGACCATTTCAACTTCTTGGGGTAGTATTAAGTCTATTTCAGGAACTACATGGGACTTCATCAAGCAGTCAATCGGCAGTAAGATGGACGGAATCAAAAGTAGAATAAGGTCAGGGCTAGATGCTATAGCAAGCTTTTTTAGAAATTGTAGACTTGAGCTTCCACATATAAGGCTTCCTCACTTTAGTATAAGTGGTGGATTTTCACTTGACCCACCTAGCATACCTCATATTTCTGTTAATTGGTATAAAACAGGTGGTATTGCAAAAAGTGCAAGTATAGTAGGTATTGGTGAGGCAGGTAGAGAAGCTGTTGTCCCACTTGAAGGACGATACATGCAGCCATTTGCACAGGCTATTGCCGACAGAATGAACTTTGAAAATTCACACGGTGGAGTAATCAATATTGTATTAAATCAGGATATAAAAGAAACTGCGGACTTTAGAAAGGGCATGGATATTGTAGACCATGAACTTAGGAAGCGTGGATATAAATTAAGCTATGGAACGGGGGCTATATAATATGCAAAAGTTAATACTAGAAGTAAATGATAAGAGAATTGACTTGTCGAATATGGGCTTTTGCGTTAAGGAAAGGCCCTCAATTCCTACATCTGAAAGGGTGATAGAAACAATAACTATCCCTGGGCGAGATGGGGATTTACATATTGAAAAAGGGTTAAAGGATATAGATATAAACGTAAACCTTAACTATATGGGGGACGACCTTCAAGATGTAGTTAGGAAGGTTAAGAGCTATTTGCTTGACTGTGATAAAATCATATTTTCAGACGATCCTGACTTTTGTTATTTAGTAAATTTTACCAAGGTAGGAGATATAGATAATGAAGTTAACTTCTATGGTGATTTTGAGGTTACATTTAACTGCAGACCACTAAGTTATAAGCTGTCAAGCTTTAAATATGTAAATGCAAGGGATCCATTTATTGTAGATGGATATAAATCATTGCCACTATTTAAAATCACCAAGCAAGCAGGAGAATCATTTTTCATCTTAGACAGTGACCCTACTACTAAAATATTAATTAATACTAATGCCACAGTAGTATATGTGGATTGTGACAGCATGACATGTTATAGCGATAGCATTAATTTACTGGATAAAATGGAAGGTAGATTCATAGAACTAAGTAGGGGTGAGCATAAGATATCGTCACATGGTGGAATCATAAAAGTAGAAGTAATGACTAGAGAGGGGTGGAGATAATGATTAGAGTTTATAATTCGACTGAAAGAGATTTCAGGAAGAATGGGCTACAGGCCCTAGATAGGCTAATCATAGACCCAGTTATATCAGAAGCAATAAATGGACTGTATCAGTTTGAATTTTCTATCCCGATTTCCAGTTCAGACTACATCGAAAAGGAAAATATCATAGTAGCACCAACACCAACACTTGATGACCAGGCTTTTAGGATTTCTCAGATTAGAAAAACTAATGGCATGTATTATGTGACTTGCTACCATATTTTCTATGACCTTACCCACAACATGATTGAGGATATAAATATTGTAAATTCAGGGGCAAGTGGGGCTCTTGATAAGATAGATGAGGGGTGCATTGACCAGCACCCTTTTAGCTTTTACACAGACATATACAATAAGGTAGCCAATTGTCGACTGGTTAGATATAACCCAGTAAGGGCATTGCTAGGTAGTGACGATAACACTTTTATAAATAGATGGGGTGGCGAGATTGAAAGAAATAATTTCAATATCACCATGAAAAAGAGACTAGGCATAGATAGTAGCGTGAAAATCATGTATAAGAAAAATCTAATCGGATATGAAGCTGATATTGACTATACACAGATTACCACTAAGATTATGCCTAAGGCATCAGATGGGCTACTACTTCCTGAAAAGTATATCAAGTCACCTAAAATTAACAACTATCACACGATTAAAACTAAGGTTATTGAATACAGTGATATCAAGGTAAGAGATGAAAATTCGAGCGACTCAGAAGGAATGAGTAGGGATGAAGCCTATACAGAAATGAGAAGGCGAGCCTGGGCAGAATTTAGCGAAAATCACATTGACGAGCCAATGGCTAATTACAAGGTTAATTTCATAGACCTTGAAATGACAAAAGAATTCAAACATTTAAAGAAGCTTGAGTCAGTCAATTTAGGTGATAGACTTAAAGTAATTCATATGGAAGAGAATCTTGATATTTCAGCGAGGGTTATAAGCTATAAATATAACCCTGTTAGCAGAAGATATATTGAAATAGAATTAGGAAATGTAGCCGATAAGTTCACATCAATAGCTTCAGAATTAAAGCGTATCAATGACAAAATTGACACGGAAGTTATGAGTGCAGTTGACGATTCTAAAAAGGCAGCCACTAAAATTCTTAAAGATGGGTTTGGGGGACATGTTAAAATCTTACCTGATAAAATCCTAATCATGGATACTGATAATACCAACACTGCTAAGAAGGTTTGGATGTGGAATAAGAATGGGTTGGGATTCTCAAATACTGGAGTCAATGGAGAATTTGGATTAGCAATGACTCTTGATGGGTCAATAGTGGCCGACTATATCACATCAGGTAAATTAAATGCCAATGTAATAAGGGCAGGCAGAATTAAGGGTAAGAACTTTGACTTAGACCTTGATAGTGGAATAGCTAAATTTGGGACTAACTCAATCACCAAGGATAGCTTGAGCAGTGATCTTATGAATGAGCTAAAAGGTAAAGATGGTAGAGATGGAACAGATGCCACACTATATGAGTGGCTGGAGGACTGGAATGGCACTTATACCGAGATAGACGGCCGCAAAGTTGTATCACCTAATATTTTTGCGGGTAATAGAGACGGTGGGGTTTTCTTTAACGAAAGTGGGTTATACGCTAAAAAAGGAGACGCAACAACAGCCTGGATAAGTAACGACGGGTCCGGATTTTTTGGAAATTCAGAAAATAATATTGCTTGGGATACTAACGGTAATATTAGGTTACCTACAATAACTACAGACGCAATATATCCTGGTAATAGTGAGCGTATCGTATTGGAGCATGGGTACGAGCCAGGCTCTAATGACGCTAAATCTATCGACGCGACGGGCGACGCGATAAGGCTAAAATACAGTGCGACCGGGTATTTGAGCGTCAGTGCAACGGGTATAACCGGTTATCGTGGGGGTGAAAGAAAGTTTGCAACAGCCGGACCATTTGACGGCGTATCAGTCGCCGACGGTGCAGTAATGAATATAGAGGACCCCTCATCTATAATGGTAGTACATAGCGATAGGTTTTGGGTCAGATGTGGAGGTAGTGCTGTCCTTATAGCGGACGACGAGGGCGTATACTCAAGCACAGCTAAGCTAAGTTCAGACGCTAAGTTAAAAGAAAATCTAAGCAAACTTGACGATACTACAGTCATTCGTAAGAATGACAATGTGAAATTTAATAATTTAACTAGTGATGACGTATTTGACTTTTTGAAAAATACGTCATTATTTAATTACAATTTTAAAGGTCAAGACAAGCCTAAGTTTTCACTTGTAGCACAGCTTGTGAAAGGACCGGTTCGAAATGTAATAGTTGATTATAACAAGATTAACAATACTTATGCTATTGATGTATATAACTATGCCTCAATAATTCATGCGGGCGTGCAAGAAGAGATTAAAAAGCGAGAGATCTTAGAAGTTGAGGTCAATTCCTTAGAATCTGATATAGAGATTTTAAGAAAAGAGCTAGAAGCTCTTAAAAGTATATTGCCTAAGAAATAGGCAGAAAGGAACAAAACTATGGCATTAAGAGATATAGGGAAGGCTTCCTACAAAATTACGATGAAAGATGGATATATCGAAGACTGCTATGCTACCCAATTTGACACGGCAAGAGTATTTGAATTTCAGGTATTCAACGACACTCAAATAATGGACCTAACAGGCATCAGCATTAAAATGATGGTAGAACAGGGCAGTAAGGTAATATTTGCAACTGGAAATATCATAGACTCTTACAGAGGAGTATTCCAGGTGGTATTAAATTCAGAGATGCTTGAAAACGATTCAGTTCACTACGCACAAATTGAAATGTCAAATGGGTCAGAGTCAATCCAGTCACCACCATTTAAAATCAAGATTGGCAAGTCTATCAAGATTGGGGCTAAAGCAGGAGTCAATATAGTAGTTGACTATGCAGATGTAAAGAGATATGTTGACGAAATAAAATATTTAGGTCAACACACAGAGGAATTGAGAGGTCCTAGGGGTCAAGACGGAACGGTAGCTTTTGATGAATTAACACCTACTCAAAAGGCTAGTCTAAAAGGGGAAAGAGGCCCTAAAGGGGAAAAGCCAGTTATCACTATTCAAAATGGCAAGTGGTATATTGACGGAGTAGATACAGGGCAAAAGGCCCAGGGTGACAAGGGAGATAAAGGAGAACCTGGATTAAGAGGCGAGCCTGGTGCTAAGGGTGACCCTGGTATTAACGGCACAAATGGGGCAAAGGGTGATCCTGGCCCTAAAGGAGACAAGGGCGAGCCTGGCTTACCAGGGGTAGTTAGAGTGTTGACTCAAGCTGAGTACAATAATTTAACTATTACTCCAGAAGATACTACTTTTTATTTAATTTCTTATAGATTATTACAGAGATTCCTAATGCTATTCCAATCATTCCTGTCAAAGTCAACAAATTGGATAAACTAGTTCCCGTATTAGGTAATACTTTTTCAACTTTGGTTCCTACTTCGATAATTTCACTTACAGGATCTACTTTTTCAAGACTCGGTTTGTTTTCTTTTACCTCTCCAGTATCTGGATTAAGATAATAAGTTGTCGTAATTGTTTCTCTACCTTTAACACCGGCTTGAATAATTTTTTCTTCACCTTTATTTGTCTGCAAAATATATTCAAATATCGAATAATAAGCTATACCTATACTTGTAAAACCTCCATATTTAGTTACATCATTTATTATTTTATCTGATGTTTTTAATGGATAATACGATCCTTCTTTGGCTTTAGCTGCTACTTTCGCCTTATACACAGTAGCATTATATAATGCACCTTTTTGTTC